CTTTGACGATGCCGTGATGACGGTTGGTTCGCAAGTCATTGTCAACCAGCCAATGAACTTTGAAGGTTCAAGCGAAGTCGTCATTGATGGCGTTCGCGTCCAATCAGAAGGCTTCACAGTTTCGTGTGTTTCTGAGATGTCAGTCACGGCACGTAAAAAGTGGGAAAATGAGGGCGATACAAGTGAGACATGGACAGACATTAACGACACATCAAATGATTGGGTTGTAGCGTCTGACACTTCAGAATCTTGGACGGATATTGATGACACTTCAGAGAGTTGGACACAAATCTCTGATAACACTGAAACGTGGCAAGTTGCTGCATAAGGATTGAAAAATGGCTGATACCACAACCGCAAACATATCGCTGACCAAACCAGAGGTTGGCGCGTCAACAGACTCATGGGGTACAAAGATCAATACTGATCTTGACACCATTGATGCGATCTTCAAATCTGACGGTACAGGTACATCTGTTGGCTTGAATGTTGGCTCTGGTAAGACGTTGGCTGTTGCTGGTACTGCAACACTGACAGGCACAACCACTGTTCAAGGTCTGACAGTCGGCAAAGGCGCTGGCGCTGTATCTACCAACACTGCGGTGGGTGCTAGTGCTTTGGCGACAAACTCAACGGGTGCAAGCAACGTGGCTGTTGGATACCAAGCTGGTTACACAAACGGCGGGTCAAGCGAAGGGACATTTGTTGGCAATCAAGCTGGATACACAAACGGTGGCTCGTACAACACTGCTGTTGGTTCTCAGGCGCTAAAGCTGAATACAACTGGCGCACAACACACTGCGGTTGGTCGTGCAACATTAGCAGCAAACACAACTGGAACAGAAAGTACAGCTGTTGGTTACGCAGCACTTAACGCTAACACCACAGGCAACTACAACACCGCACTTGGAAACCTTGCACTTGTCTCCAACACCACAGCCTCTGGAAACGGCGCTTTAGGCTATTTTTCACTCTATTCAAACACCACAGGCGCAAGCAATACGGCGCTTGGCTATGCTTCTTTAGCCAACAACACCACAGCCTCAAACAACACTGCTGTGGGTTATCAGTCTCTTTATACAAATGCCACAGGGTCTGACTTAACAGCTCTTGGCTATCAAGCTGGCAAAGTATCGACAGGAGCTGGAAATACTTTTGTTGGAACCTATGCTGGTCTTGGCAATACAACTGGCACATACAACACTTTTGTTGGAAACGGTGCTGGTTGCGGATATTTGGTAACTACTGGGGGTAAAAACACCATTCTTGGCGGCTACAACGGCAACCAAGGCGGCTTAGACATTCGCACAGCAAGCAACTACATCGTGCTGTCTGATGGGGATGGGAATCCGAGGTTGCAATATATCTACGTTAACTCATCGTATGGTTATCTCAAGTCAAAAACGCATACAACAGCGGACTCAACAAACTTAACATTTAGCGTAGAAAACGCTTCTGGCGCAGACATTATTTGTGAGGCTGGTAATAACACGACACCAGCGATCAGTGGTGTGCTGAGAGTTTCAAAATACGGTGGTAATAACAGATCAATCAACGCCATAGGAACGGTCAACCAAAACGGCGCTGACTATGCGGAATACATGGTCAAGGCTGGCGACTTCATTGTTACCAAGGGTGATGTGGTTGGTATCAATGCGGAAGGCAAAATCACCAACGTGTTTGCGGATGCAATTTCATTTTGCGTTAAGTCAACAGACCCAGGCTTGGTAGGAGGAGACTCTTGGTTTACTGAGCCTCGGCCAATGGATGAAAATAACAATCAAGTTACATCTGATACCCAAGAATACGCTGAGTGGTTTGCACGCATGGAAGCAGCTCGTGCAACGGTTGACCGTATTGCTTTCTGCGGTCAAGTGCCTGTCAACGTCACAGGTGCAACTGCTGGTCAGTACATCATCCCAGTGGAAGACAATGGCTCAATCAAAGGTGAAGCCGTGAGCAACCCAACATTCGAACAGTATCAACAAGCGGTCGGCAAAGTCATTGCAATTGAGCAAGACGGTCGCGCACGCATCATCGTAAAGGTGGCTTAAATGATTGAACTAACAACTGAAGAACAAATCGCACGTCACTACGCAGCTTGCATAGACAGCGTAAACCTAATCAACGCAGGTCAACCTGAAGACATGGAAGACGCTGAATGGGCTAACACAGTGGCTCGTAATAAAGAACACTTGACCATCATGCTGGCTAAAGACTTCTGGACTACGGAAGACTTGACTCCATTGCAAGCTGCTGTGAGTGAGTAATGGACAACCAGCAACTATTCAACTTGGTGGTCAGCGTTGCTGGCTTTTTGGCTGTCTACACACTCAACGGCCTGACTCGAAAGATTCAGCGCCTTGAAGATGAGCTGAAAACCTTGCCGCATGACTATGTGCAAAAGGATGATTACCGAGCTGATATGCGTGACGTTAAGGAATTGCTCAAGCAAATCTTTGACAAGCTAGACGGTAAAGCAGACAAGTAATGTGGATCCAATCAGCCTTCTCATGGCAGCGCAAGCTGCTGTCGCCGCAGTCCGAAAAGGCTGTGAGATGCTCAGTGAGGGGAAGGCTGAAATCAACAAGCTCAAATCAACTGTTGAAAAAGGCATTGGTGACGCTAAAGCTATTTACAAAGAAGTCACTGGCCTTTGGTCGTGGCTTCTTGGTTTATTTGGCGGCAAGAAAGAACAAAAGCCAACTCCTGTCGTTGCATCAGCACCAGCAGTTGTTGTTGCAGCAAGCGTTGCAAAGAAGACAAAGGTTAAAGAACCAGAGCTGAGTTATGAGGAATATCAGACGCAAGCCATCCATCAAGTGTGTGAGCAGTTAAAGACATTCTTCGAGATCAGACGGACATTGAGAGCGCATTGCCTTGAGTTGGAAGAAGTCAGCAAGACGACTACAACAATTGAAGATAGTGCGATTGATAGGGTTGAGATCGAACTCCAGTTGGAGAATATGTCAACTCAAATCAGGGAAGCGATGGTGTATGCGCCAAAGGAGCTGCGTAACATTTACAGCCGTTTCCTTGAGATGTATGACCTGATTCTTGAGGAGCAGGAGTTTGACAGGCAACTAAAGCGCAAGCGTGAAAGAGATTCAAAGTGGCAACGAGAATTACTGCGCAATCACAGGGTAGATCGGGCAATAGTAACGGCAACGGTACTAATTCTGGTTCTGTGGATGTGGGCGTTCATGCTGTCGCTAGGATGGCTCGCGAAGACACAAGGTGGTTTGTCGCTGGTGTAGTTGTAATGTCAATTGTTTTGTTCTTGGCGTTGCCAATTTCAGCCTTGGTTGTCATTGACTACTTGAAGTTAAAGTCAGAGTTGCAATACGAGATTCGTCAGTTGAAGAAGCTCAAAAAGGAGATCAAGGAAAACCATGAAAAAGTTGATACTGTTAAGTCTTCTGATGCTGGTGGCGTGTGAAGATAGGTACAGGTATTTTTGCCAAGACCCTAAAAACTTCACGGCAAAACGCTGCCAACGTCCTGACTGTTTATTCACACAAGATTGTCCAGATTACTTAGTCGCACCTGTATTGGAGAAGCAAATTGCACAACAACCAGCACCAGCAGCGTCCTCTGACCGCTGAAGAATTTGAAACCCGTATCTGGGGTTTTGTCGTTATCGTTGTCACGCTGATTCTGGCTGGCATCGTGGCTTTTATGCTTTACAGCTTGGCCTTCGTGGTTCAGCCTTTGAAGTCAATGGCTCCAATGGACCAAGCCTTTGCCAAGATGCTCAATGACATTGTGTTGTTGGTCGTTGGTGGAATTGGCGGTGTGATGAGCCGTAAAGGTGTTCAAGCAGCAGCAGAGAAGATGGCGGCTCCACAGCCCCCAAAGACACAAACCGTAGCGCCTAGCACTCCCCCTGCGCCTACGGCTCCAATTGGGGGAATGTTTGATTTCAACTTTGGCGGGTTCAAGAACCCAGAACTTGATGAGTCTTGGGTTGCGCCACCACCACCTACAACGCCACCAGAACATTTGGAGTCTGATGATGTCCGTGAGGAAATTGCTTTGGCTAGAGCAGGAGAGCGATGATGGTAAACCCTTGGATGATTCTTGGGAGTATCAGTGTCGCGGTCGCTGCATACTTTTACGGTCACCATGTAGGCTATGTCTTAAAAGACACAGAGGACCAACTGGTGATTGCTCAGAAGAACGCAGAGATGAACCATCAAAAGGAACAGCAGGATGTTAAAGATGAAGCCACTAAACAAGAGTTTGAAACTAAGCTGTCTGGCGTTCTTGCTAGTCGTCCAAGGCTGTTCGTCAACACAACCACCAAGGGTGGATGTTCCACCACTGCCAGCGGGAATGGTCAAGAGAGAGCCGAACTTGACGGACAGACTGTTGAAGACCTTATCAGGCTCGTCGCAGAAGGCGACAGAGCCATCATCGAACTCAACTCCTGCATCGACAGGTACGAAGCAGTAAGGAAGACATTGCAATGATTACTGCTGAACAACTATCCAAGCTGCACATTGATGCAAAGTTTCTTGACCCATTGAACGAAACATTTGAACGGTTTGCAATAAATACTCCTACAAAGCAAGCTGCCTTCATTGGTCAGGCGGGCCATGAATGCGCTCACTTCACCAAGTTTGAGGAAGGATTGAGCTATTCAGCAGATCGTTTGATGAAGATTTGGCCTAAACGTTTCCCTACATTGGAGTCAGCACAGCCTTACGCTCGCAACGGTAAAGCATTGGCAAACAAGGTTTACGCCAATCGTATGGGAAACAGAGATGAAGCATCAGGCGATGGTGGCCGTTTTTTTGGCAGAGGTGCAATCCAATTAACTGGATATAGCAACTACTTCCATTGTGGCAAAGCCCTTGGCGTTGACTTCGTGATGGAGCCGCAGCTTGTTGCAACTCCAAAATATGCGATTCTCAGTGCGGGATGGTTTTGGCAAACTCATAATTGCAATGAATTGGCTGAGAGTGGCTTGCCGTTAGATGGCGAAGGCCGTAAGACTTGGATTCAATTAACCAAGAAAATCAATGGTGGTGACATAGGTTTGGCAGATCGCGTCAAACATACACTTGAAGCA